ATGATGTTTGTTCCGATGACTTCCGTCCCTCGCACCGATCGACTTGCTGGCCGTTAGCCGCTGGAGGAGAGAATGGCAGATCCTAAAGACGACGTGATGCCCGAAGATGAGCGCATCGAAGAACCAACGGTTGACGATGACGAGACAGTTACCGATCCAGTCGATGAAGGTGACGAGCCCGCCGAAGGTGATGAACCCGAAGGTGATGAGCCCGCTGAAGGCGATGAGCCGGCTCCTCCACTATCTCGCGCAGAGCGTCGCGTGGCTGCTCTCGCCAATGAAAAGACCCGGCTTGCCGAAGAGAATGCCAGGATCACTCGCGAGCTTAACGAGCTTCGCAGCCGGCCTCCAGCTCAGCAGCAACCTCTCCTTCCCCAGGAGACCCCGCAGCAGCGCGCGGATCGTCTCGCGCTCATGTCTCCGGAAGACCGGATGCAATACCTTCTCGATGAAGGTCTCAACCGCCATCAGCAGCAGACCAATCAGGTCATGTCGCAGCTCATGGATCAGGCCGATCGCACGGCTTTTGAAGCCAAGGCTGCTTCCAACCCCCTTCTCAAGAAGTTTGCAGCTCAGGTCGAAACAACGCGTGTCAGCCTTGCCCAACAAGGACGCATCGTCGATCGGGACACCATCGCAAAATTTCTTATCGGTCAGCGCGTGCTCGAACAGCAGGGCAAGACCAAGCCTGCGGTACGGGAGCGGCAGCGGCAACAGCGGGCGCGTCCTGCACAGGGTGCGGGCGACGTGCAATCCAATCGGCGCGATCGTGGACGGCAGACAGGCGACGCTGCCGCCGATATGGAGGCACGTTTCGGGGACGTACCAATTTAACGGGGCGGCGGTTATTCGCCGCCGTAGCACTGGAGAACGGTGATGGCGACGAACACTGCTGCACAATTTGCCGGCGATATCAGTCCGTACATTGCGGCGAAGACCCTTCCCCTCGCTCGTCGGCAGCTGGTGGTTTATCAGTTCGGTGATCCGGCTACGCTACCCAAGGGAATGGGTACGACCTACACTGCGAGCCGCTACAACCGCGTACCACTGCCGTTCGCTCCGCTCGCTGAAGGCGTTCCGCCGGTCGGTCAGACCATGACCTTGCAGCAGGTGTCTGCGCAGGCCCAGCAATGGGGCGACAAGGTCACGATCACTGACGTGGCCGAGATGACGATCAAGCATCCGCTGTTCAAGAAGGCGATCGAGCTGGTTGCGCTTCAGCTGGCGGAAACCATGGAGCGCAACACCTTTGTTAACCTGATGGCGGGCGCGCAGATCAATTATGTCAACAGCCGCGGTTCTCGCGCCAGCCTTGTGGCCGGCGACGTGATCAATCCCCACGAAGTCAACCGCGCCAACGCGATGCTGGAGAACCTCGGTGCTCCTCGCTATATGGGCGACGAGATTACCGACATGAAGATCGATGCCGACGCGGGCGGATCGAAGGCATCAAGCAACCCACGCAAGATGCCTCACTACGTGGCGGTCGCGCATCCGTTCGTGATCGGGGACTTCAGTGAGAACCAGACCGTCATTACGGCATGGAGCTATAGCGATCTCAATCGTCTGTACAACTACGAGGCCGGCGAGTGGCGCGGCATCCGTTTCTGCAAGTCCAACCTTGTCCCGACGTGGACCGGGTTTGCGGCGCCTACCAATCCAGTAGGCGTCGGCGGCGGTTCGTTGACGAACGCGAACTACTTTATCGTGATCACGGGCTCGGACACGCAGAACCAGTACGAGAGCCAAATCTACGCGGTTACGACCGGCGTTAATCCCGGCGCCAATGGCGCGTTGCAAATTACCACACCGAACGTGGCAGGCTTCACGTACAGCATCTACATTGGTTTGACCAATACGCCGTTCAATTTGGGCGTGTCGGCTCAAGGTCCGACTGCCGGGCCGCTGGCCGGTCAGGCGACGCAAATCCCACCCAACACTGTCGTGACGATTACCGCGCTGGGTGTTTCGCAAGTTCCGCCGGCAAATCCGAATACCGGCATCACGGTGTATCCGACATTCATCTTCGGGCGCGGATCGTACGCGCAAGTCGTGCTCGACAATGTCAAGTTCACCTACCTCAAGGAAGCTGACAAGAGCGATCCGCTCAATCAGCTCCGTGTGGTGGGCTGGAAGAATTTCTACGGAACCCTCATTCAGAATGCGCAGTTCATGCTGCGTCTGGAGAGCACTTCCGCCTTCAACGCAACCTTCGGCTAAGGAGGCTGAAATGGCTTACCGGCTTACGTATCAAGTGCAAGTGGACTGGATTGGTCCGGGCCTGGGTCCGATGGGCGGGGCGCTTGCCCCGGTGGTTTCGCTGGCACCGGCCGGCGGGGGACAAACCCTCCAGTTGAATAATGTGGCCGGCGGTCAGAATAGTCAGACGTTCACGGGCACCGACGTCACGAACTTGACCAACGCCATGGCTGCCGACATCGCAGCTCAGCTCAACGTGGCTGCGACGCTGGCGCGCATTCAGGCATTCTCGACCGGCACGGGGTAAGTCATGGCGACAGGTACTGTCGGGACCAACGCGACAAACTCGCTCACGATGAAGCTGTTTGCTGGAGCGCTGTCTTCCGCGGATGTCGCGGCGATTGCAAACGCAGTCAAGGACGACGTCAACAATCTGCATCCGATCTCGCCGGGTGCGTGGTCACAAAGCGGGACGCTTTACGTTCCCAACCGCGGCGTGCTCAAGGTGCTCCCCGGTGACTGCGTTGCTGTTGACGCAACGACGGGATGGCCGATCCTGATATCTGCCCGCGCGATAGCGAGTGGACCCTGGACACACGTAGGGAGTTGACGATGGCGACGAAGAAAGGTCCGACCGAGAGGAGTATCCCGGTCAAGATGGAACTTCTGTCCGACGAGGATAAGAAGGCACTGCGCGCGGAAGCCAAGGCGTCGCTGCTTGCGGATATGAAGCAGGATGCTCGCGACGAGTATTTCGCGCGAGCCCTCAAGAAGCTTCGTCGAGAGCAGATACCGGCAGAGCAAATCGTCAATGTGTCGATGGATCTTGCGCCTTTCTTGCCCCACGTCATGCTGGATGGCGTGATGTACTTTCATGGTTACGCGTACGATGTACCGCGGTCGCAGGCGATAGTGCTATACGAGCAGATGCAGCGCTCGTGGATGCACCAGGACGAGATCGAGGGACGAAGCCGGTTCAATTCTTACCGCCGTCCCCAACAGCTGCGTATCGGTCCTCGGGACATGGGGACGACTACGGCAGGGGCAAACGGGCCGGTTGTGATGCCGGCCGACATGGAGATTTAAATGCTGGACAGGCCAGAAAGTCTCGATCCGGAAGCTTCGTTCAAGCAACCGGACGAGAAGGGGATAGCTGTCGCGATCACTGTCACGTCGCAAGTCGGGACCAATCGAAATATTGTGTTGCAGACTTTTATGGATCGCGATGCGCCGATCGCGGCGTTTCATGCTGTCGTGGACAAGCTTACGACGACGTCCAACCGTCAAGAGGCGATCCTGCAACTCGAAGAGGAAGAGGCGACGCTCGACCGGGTCAAGCGCACGCTGGACCAGCAGATCGCGGATTTCAATCTTGTCGAGCCGCGCGCCGAAGCCGCCTGGCAGGCGTCGGGCAAGAAAGGTACGTTCAAGATGAACCCGAACGAGATCGCCGCCAAGGAGAATTGCAAGAAGAACATCGAGCAATTCAGGTCGGCGATCAAGAAGCACGAGGAACAGATCGCAAAATATAAAGCGGTGATCGCCAAGGTGGACTGACCATGTCGTTGACATCCGCGCAGATTGTTGCATTGGCAACGCAGGATGCGAAGTGTCCGGGGTTTACTTCGCAGGCTGGTCAGTTTCTGAATGCGACGCTGCAGGACCTTTGTCAGAACTACGATCTCGATGCTGCGCTCGGCACGTTTGTTTTCAGTTTCAATTCTGCTACGGGCCAAGGATCGGGACCGTACAATCTTCCGGGGGACTACCTGCGTACGCAGGTGAAAGATGGCAAGGACGAGTTCTTCTATACCATCCAGGGCGTGCCTTACCCGCTGATCCAAATTACCAAGGCCGAATACGACTGGTTGGTGCAGACGCCGGGGTTTCAGTCCTATCCATACAACTACGCGACGGACCTGTCAGTGTCGCCTGCACAGTTATTCGTGTGGCCGCCCGCGTCGGGCGCTTACCCATGTGTTCTGCG